TGAGGCTACTACACCATTGGCGATTCCCAATAACTCATCAAGTTTTTCCATTATGCAGTATTAATTCCAGACTCAATCAAAGTTGCAACCCAACCTATAGTAGCATTAGAATATACTAAACGCAATCCCTCTTGAGCCACATCAATCGTACCATTTGTAGTACCACCATTAATATTGAGTCCATTTCTATCAACTACGTGAGCATCAGTTCCTACTAGATTTATAATTTCAATCTCATCACCTACCGCAGCTGCCGCAGGAAGAGTGATAGTTCTAGCATTACCTGAGCTGTTTATAAAAAGTTTGTCTCCTGCACTTGCAGTTCTATTAGCAGTTTGGATTCTCCATCCACCAACATCTGAAGTGTAGATGGGTGCATCTTGACCATCATGACCTCCACCCATGTTATCATGATTTGTACAATAGATATAAAGAATATCTGGTGCATCTTCTTTAACCGCTATCTGAGTATATGCTCCAGAACTTCCAGGCGTTCCTGCTGTAGTAACACCATCTGTATATTCAGATCCACTATTTCTTGCGCCATCTGGTGTGACTGAAAATCTAAGAGGATGACCTGAGTTTGAGGAATGTGATTGATCAAATTTGTAAGTAATTCCTTTTTGAAGATACAATACTTTACGAACATGAGTATTTGTTTTAATTGCAGTACCTTCTATAACATAAACATTCTGTGATCCACCTCCATCATCAGCAACTGTAATTGCATACGAAACTATAGAACCAGCTGCATCTAACTGTGTCTGAATATTACTTGTAACTCCATTTAGATATCCGAACTCTGTATTAGTGATTGTTCCGTCATGAATGTGAGCTGCATCTATTCTTGCAGATGCACTTATGGTTGGTTGTTTTGCATCTAACTGAGTCTGAATTGCACTAGAAACACCATCCAAATACCCTATCTCTGTAGAGGTAACTGCACTTACCGAAACATCTCCGTTAGTGTCAGACACTAGGGCTCTACTTGCAGTAAGATTTGCCATCTTACTAAATGCAATTGCAGCCGTACCAGAAATATGACTGTTTGAGACATTACTCAAAGCATTTCCTGTACCAGCCGCATCAAATGTCTTATTTGTGAAAACGTCTGTAGAGTCTTTTAATACGACAGTGCCTGTGGCATCTGGAAGTGTTATGGTTCTATCAGCAGTTGGATCTGTGACTGCAAGTGTGGTTTCGTGAGCGTTAGCAGTTGCGCCCTCAAACGTCAATCCAGTTGTAAGATCTAAACTTATAGTAACTGTTTGTTGGTCACTTGCTACAGATGTCAATCCAGAACCAGTAAGAATAGAGATTGTTTCTCCATTAATTACATCCTTCTCTCCTCCACTGTCACCTGTAACTTTAAATCCTGTCATACCTGTGACACTACCAGTTCCTACAGATGCACCATTAAAATATAGAGCACCATTTACATTATAAAGTTTATCTGTTTTTGTGCTTGGTTCTGTCCCTCTTGGTATTGCGAGAGTTGCAGATTGTCCAGAAGGAGCTCCAGATTCATTACCTTGAGTTAGTGATACTTTTGATATTGATACGGCACCAGTATTTGATATGGTTGCATCACCACTCATTGCTGTGGTTGCAAACTTAGTTCCGTTACCTACAAGAATATTTCCAGAGGTTGCAGCCTCTAAAGTTGAGGCATTTGCAGTTCCACTACCGAATCTTCCGTAGATCTCACTAAAGTTTGCATTTATCTTATTACCACCACCCCTTAGAGTATCACCATCTCCTTGGTTGGCAGTACCGACATTTACTTCTTGATAAGCCATGTTTTACCTTATTCGTCTTGCCCTGTTTCTGGGTTATATGTTTTTGCATCCGTAAAGAATGAACTCGTTTCATTAAATCCAAAATCATCATCCATATCAGCAGACGTAGGTGTGGGAGTAACAGTGTATCTCTGTTCTCTCTTTGGTGCAGCTGATGCTGAATCTGAATATTGATCCACCTGTACTTTCTTGATAACTTGTGAAGTTTGTACTGGACCATACAGATACATTTTTGCAGTAAAACTTAGAGTATAAATGATTGCTCGTCTTTCTGCAAACTCACCTTCATAATTGTCTTCATAAGAGATAGAATTTAAGACAATAGGAACATCTCTCTTATTGTTCATCTCAACCACATCATTAATTGTGATACTATATTCTGGTTGAAAATAAGGAAGAATCTGTTCTACTATCTGTAAAGCATCATCACTATTTTTAGCCATTGTATACATCTCAAAGTCAATATTGTAGGGTACAGGCATATACTGTGTATTGACCACACTTGAGTTAGATCCTGACTTTTTGACCTTTTGAATTTTATTCAGTTTTCGTGTAGGATCATAGGATAATGCTCCAATCTCAAAACCAATTCTGGGAAGAGTAATTGCCACCGATTTTGTGATTGATGGATCTTCCCTCAACCTAACTAAAAATTTCTGTTTGGGTCCGTATGCTAACGGAACCTTCATTGATTGTTGTAAATTTCCAGAACTATCTTTTCTGGTAATATGAATATCGTTGAAGATGGTTCCAAAACCTATGACACATCTTCTAATTGTCTCATGATAGAATGTATTTCCAAGCATTATGTTACCTCACCAAATGGGTTTCTTTCTGTAAAATCAAGTATGGAATCACCTTGAGTTTCAAAGTATTCTGAATCAGAAGAGGAATCTATTGTATCAACATTGTAAGCCTCACTTACAATGAAATCTCCATCTTCTGTCAATAGATAGTTAGTTCCAGAATCAGTATCATCTTCTAGAACAATTTGATATTGAAGAGCATCTAAAGACTCTGATGTTTCAATAGCATCTATTTCTGATATACCAGTATCCAGATCCTCATGACTGTAATCAAACGTGCGACATCGCATTTTGAATACAGGAAGATTACTTAACTGGTAAAATGGATCATCATGATCCACAAATGTAATCTCAAATAATTTCTTTGCTCGGGGAAAATAAATTAGATCCCCTTCGTTTGGTCTTGTAGATACGATAAGATTCTGATCAGTAGATACCAACTGTTCAAATCTTCGTTTAGAAACTACCCATGTGGCTTCGTCTTGAACATCAAGACCAAACCTAGTCATCATTTCTTTTTGGCCTTCAAAACCCTCAAAATTATCTAGGTACATTTCAATGATATATGCATCATTGAATGAACTTAATGTATCCTCCCCAAAAAGAGTATCCTCTTTTACTAACTTTCTTGGTAGGTAATATACATCCTGACCAAATGCTCTGAGTTGTTCTATGATTATATTTTCATAGAGTCTCTGTTCACTTGTTGTGCCTGTATCAAAATAGACATTTGTTGGCATATTATCCTATCATCATGTCTGCGGGCAGACCATACCCATTAAGTATAGACTCTTCTAATAATTTAATTTCTTCGTCAGCTTGTGTATAAATTGTTTCTCCGTTCAATTGTATCCCTCCTAACATGGATACCCCATTGAACTTTATTAGATTAGCACCCCATTGTCTTTTGATGAGTGCTGTTGCATATTTTTTTAACCACTGATCATTGTATATGTCTGTATATGTAGTTGGATCAAGTTTTCTATAACATTCAATAATGATATATTGATTCTCTGTAACTCTTTGACCCCAATCCATGTCTAAGTAAATTCTGTTCTGATGTTCGTTAAATCGGATTGGAACTTCACCTGTGAGAATATGATCCAAATGATCAAGATGGTTCATTATCATGTGATAGTTTACCATTGAGTCGCTAGTGTAGTCCATAATGTCCCGAGCTCGGACATGGTATTTTATGGAAAACATTCCCAATCCATCAACATCTGAGAGGGGAAAAATACGTAATACTGATAAAACTGAAGTAGGAATCGGTATCCATACTTGTTGTTCTTCCCATGCATCAGTTACAGAATTATCAATTGCATCTGTTACGTTTGTAGATACATTGGACTCACCTCTTGTATTATCTGCGGCTGTAATTTTATGTTTGAGGTACATTCGTTCCACACCCTCCATGTGGTAATTTGCATAATATTGAAGTGCCTCATCTACTCTGTCATCACATTGATCTGGATCAACATTGATATCAATAACAGGTTTACCCAATGCACGTAAGCAATATTCTTTGAGTGTGTCTTTTGAATTTGGTGTAGCCATAGTTTATCCTAATGCGATTGCGAATGCTGATGCTTGGGCACTGACATGAGACTTGATTGCATTCTCAGTAACTAATGCAGTTGCAGCCCCATCTGTAAGTGATGTATCATCTGAAATTTCATTTACTGTTTGTCCTGAATCAAATTGCAATGTTCCTGTAAGTTGTATATTTCCTGTTGATGTTATGTTTCCTACTTTGATTGGTACTTGTGCTGAAACAGAGATTTCTTCATTTCCACCTGTGTTTGTAGTAAGACCAAAATCTACAGTATCAGTATCTTCATCCCAGAATATTGCAACATTTGGGGAACTACCACCACCTCTATTAATCAGTATTCCCACATCATCTGCTGGAGAAGAACCTGAATAGTCAGCATTAAGAATCATTATAGGGTCAAAAGACTGTATCTGTGTCACTGACTGAAATGTACCAGAAACCGAAAGATTTCCTGTAACTGTAAGTGTCGTTCCGTCAAACGTAAGATTTCCACTATCTTCTAATTCTCCTGCCGTTCCTGCAATCACTACCCGATTGTCTGTCAGATCTGAAACCTTTGCAGATGCAAGTGTCGCAGCTGTTGAGATACTTACATTTGGTGTAGTCAGAGTATTACTAGAACCATCAAAGGTAAGGTTTGCCTCCACCGACATTGCAGAGGTTCCATTACCTGTGAGTAACTTATTTGCAGTTACCGCTGCAAGTCCAGTTCCACCATGAATAACTCCAAGGGTATCTCCATCAGCAGATCTATACTCAGCTAGACCTGTTACGTTTCCAGATCCGTCAAATAGTCCTTTTAAGGGTATCTTATCAGCCATATTTAAATCGGTACTGAGGTTGTTCCAGATGGTACTTTAATATCATTATCAAAAGTTATGGGTTGTGCCTCTGTATGTTGATGAGCATTGAAAACTGCTCTTGATACAAAGTGTCCCTGAAATAATGAAAATAACATCATCTGTTGAAATATATTATAAGTCGTGGCGGTTCCATCAGCTTTAGTAAAGTTCATTTTGAACCCTGTCACTGATATACCACCTACTGTTCCATCTGCCTTGGTAAAATCTAAAGTAGCTGCAACATCTTCTCCACCAATTCTCTGAATTGCATTATTATGATCTTTGGTGAATAATCGTAGATCTGCAAGATTTAATGCAATTTCTCCTTGTGCTATATCAGATGCCGTTGGAGTATCGCCTGTAGTCTGACTACGTTTATGTTGTATTGCTAATGCCATTAAAATGTTCCAGCGTCAAGAGATGATTCCCAAGTGATTGTATCTGATCCTTGATTATAAAATAAAATTTTATCAGTAGATCCACCACCATCAAGTGCAGAAAATACATCACCAGTATTTGCAACCAATACAGATCCCTTTGCGGCTGTAGTCAATCCTGTTCCACCTTTAGTTGGTGCTATCGTAGAACCATTCCATGTTCCAGTTGTGATTGTACCCAAGGTAGTAATAGTATTTTGTCCAACATAATTTGTTGCAATGTTGATTGCATCTGCACTTACTGTAATACGATTTGCAGTACCTACCGCATTGATTGTATTTGCACTAGCACCAGTTCCTTTTACAAGACCATTGCCTGGGTCAATTTGTCCTGCACCAGAAAATTGAGTAAATGCTATTGCAGTACTACCTACTGTTATGGTTCCATCAGTTGTAACAACATATCCGTTATCAGCATTTGCAGTACCCTCTTCAACAAATACAAATGTTCCACCAGTAACTTCTGCATTTTCATCAAAATCACTTGCACGAGCAGGAGAGGAACCTACAACATAGATACCATTCTCTGATCCTGTGGTTTGATCTTTTAATAAAACCCGATCATTGTTAGCAAGTGTTACACCATCAATTGAATCACCTGCGTTTAAAGCATCTGAGATGTTTGTAAGATTTGCGGTTGATGCAACTCTTACTGAATCCTTGACATCAAGCCCTGTTTTGATTGCATCAACATATTGCTTAGTTGCAAGAGAGTTGGTTCCAAACCCACTTCTATCTTTATATCCAGATGGTACTGTAACTGTTCCTGTTCCGTTTGGAGTCAGTTCAAGATTACCATTACTATTCGTGGTGGATATTACATTTCCATCTATGGTAATATTATCAATGTCTACACTAGTCAATCCATTAAGATCTGTTCTAGATCCACCAAGGGCTACTGCATCAGAACCTATTGTTATTGAACTGTTTGCTAATTTTGCATTTGCAATTGATCCTGCTAGTTGTGCGTTTGATACACTATGAATTGTTACTTCCCCAGCACCCGAAACTGCAAAATCAGCAGATGCAAATGAAGCCGCACCTTTTGCTGTTGTTGATGCAGTATCTATTGAAATTGTAATAGACCCATCACCTACTGTAGTATCAATC